AACCAAGGGAAACTGCGTGAACGATCGCGCGATCTCTTTATGGGAAACCCCCTCGCAACGGGCGCCATTAAAACGATTCGTACCAATGTTGTTGGCTCAGGGTTAAAGCTAAATGCCAACATCGATGCCGAATTTCTTGGGCTAACGCCAGCTGAGGCGAGAGCTTGGGAAAAACATACTGAACGAGAGTTCCGTTTATGGGCTGATTCAGTGAATTGCGATGCTTCCCGGATGTGTACATTTGGGCAGTTGCAATCTTTGGTCCAGATGGCCGCGCTTTCGTCGGGGGATGTGTTTGCCACCCTACCGGTTATTAAGCGAAAAGGGGCTATCTACGATTTATGTGTCTATCTCATTGAGGGTGATCGGGTATGTAACCCGGATAATGTATTTATCCCGGATATGTACGGCGGTATTGAGTTAGGAGAGTACAGCGATCCGGTTGCGTACTGGATTGCAAAACACCATCCCGCCAGTACATCCGGTTTTACACAACGAAAATGGGAACGCATACCTGCTTACGGTAAGAACACCGGGCGGCGTAATGTGCTGCATGTTATGCAGGATTGGGAGCGTCCAGGTCAACGTCGCGGCGTACCCGTTCTTGCGCCGGTAATTGAAGCGCTAAAGCAACTCGGTCGCTATACCGACGCTGAACTGGTGGCCGCTGTGGTTTCTGGTCTGTTTACCGTGTTCGTCAAAACAGAAGCGCCAGAAGGGCCTATAGGTGAGGGTGGCATACCTACATACGAGCAAATCGATAACTATGATGAAAATACCGTTGAAATGGGTTCGGGTTCCGTTGTCAGCCTCGCTGACGGGGAGTCAGTGGAGACTGCTAATCCTGGGCGCCCGAATACCGCATTCGATGGTTTTGTTGTCGCAATTTGCCGTCAGATCGGCGCAGCGCTTGAGCTGCCTTATGAACTACTGGTTAAGCATTTTACTGCGAGTTACAGCGCGAGCCGCGCCGCGCTGCTTGAAGCCTGGAAAATGTTCCGTATGAGGCGCGAGTGGATGGTGCTGTCTTTCTGTCAGCCTGTCTACGAAGAATGGTTATCTGAAGCAGTGGCAAAAGGCCGGGTTATCGCACCCGGCTTTTTTCATGGACCGGAATACAAAGCGGCCTGGTGTGGTGCTCAGTGGTATGGCCCATCGCAAGGGCAGTTGGACCCACTGAAAGAGGCGAAAGCGGCGAAACTCCGGGTGGATGAAACATTTTCAACGCGTGAAAAAGAGACAGCTGAAATGTCGGGTCTGAATTGGGAAGAAACAGCACAGATACGTGGCCGGGAGGAAGATACCCGGCGTGAACTGAAGATTTCCAGTGTCCAGGAAACGGCAGAACAAACAGAGGTAGAGGATCAGAATGTCTAACTGGTGGAATATCAAAAACTCAGCGGGGGAAGATGATACCCCGGCTGAAATACAACTCTACGGCTATATCGGGGAATGGGATGATATTTCTTCAGCTGAAGTAGTTAAGGAACTGAAGGAAATCAAGGCTAAAACCATTGTTGTCCGCATCAACAGCTATGGCGGCTCAGTTTTTACCGCACAAGCGATACTCTCTTCCCTGAAGCGTCACCCGGCTAATGTCACCGTCTATATCGATGGTATAGCTGCATCGGCCGCAACCATCATTGCGATGGCCGGGGATAAAATCATCATACCGGCTAACGCAATGATGATGATCCATAACCCGTGGACGCTTGCCGCTGGTGACTCAGAAGAGCTTCGTAGCATCGCTGAAATGATGGATAAAGTCAGAAATAGCATCCTGGCCGCTTATCGTGAAAAAACGGGGCTTTCTGACGAAAAACTTATTGAGTTGATGGACGCCGAAACCTGGTTCAGTGCCGATGAAGCTGTTGAGCTGGGCTTTGCCGATGAAGTGGAACAGCCAATGCGCCTGGCCGCATCTCTTAACAACGGCGTTTTCTCCCTGAATGGTATGAGCTTTGACGCTTCCCGCTTTGCTCACCTACCTGATTCACTCGCCAAATTAACAGTACCAGATAACAAACAATCTGCGGTGCCGACCGCGCATAACGAGGAGGAGATCGTGGATCTCGAAACCCTGAAAAACAAACATCCTGATTTATATAACCAGGTATTCAATGCAGGTAGAGATGATGGCGTGAAGGCCGAACGTGATCGAATTAAGCAAATTGAAGATTCGGTTATTCCCGGGCATGACGAATTGGTCAACAAAGCCAAATTCGAAACAGGGGTATCAGCTGAAACATTAGCTCTTGAAATTATGAACGCGGAGCGCGGCCGTAATGCAGCGTATCTGAAGAACAGAGCTGAGGATGCCGACCCGCTGAAAAATGCCGTTGATAACCAGGTACCACAGAACAAGGGTGAGCAAGAGGTTGCAGCAGTGAAAAACCGCATTGGTTCAGCGTTTCAAAATCGTAACAAGCGTTAAGGGGTAAGACATGCAGGAAACTTTTACTTATGAACCAGATAATCTGGTTATATCTGGCGCCATGCCAGCTGTACCAATCAATATCAATGTGGCCAGCGGTGTTATTGAACGTGGCACGTTGCTTTCCTTCGTCAGTATTGATCCAGCAACCAACGTAGTTACGGTGGCACCGATTGACCTGACCAGTGCGAATGCGGAAGAAAAATTGCCGTTCTGTATTGCACAGCATCGTATCGATGCTTCTAAAAAAGCATGTCGTGGAATCGCATGGGCGACCGGAGTATTCAATAGTCGCAAAGTGATTCTACCAACTGGTGTAAAGGTTGCTGATGTATACCTGGCCTGCCGTAAGGTCGGTTTGTTCCTCAACTACGCCATGCCTAACCCGACCGCATAAGAGAGATTTATATGCCTGATATTGATATTTTTGAACGCCGCACGATGCTTGAGCCGGTCATTCAGAACTTTGAACCGCGCCGCTTCCTTCTGCGTACATTTTTCCCTGGTATTTCGACCTTCAACACTGAAAAAGTGGATCTGGACTTCGTTCGCGGTGGTCGCACTATGGCGCCATTTGTTTTCGGTGGTCGCACTATGGCGCCATTTATGGCGCCATTTGTTGGTAAAGGGTACGGCTCAAAAACGGTTGAGCGCCACGGTTTTGAAACAAAAACGTTACGGCCACCTCTCGTAGCTCCTGACCTGGTTACTACAGCAGAGCATCTTCTTAATCGTCTGCCAGGTGAGAATATCTATAATGCCAAAACGCCTCAGGAACGCGCTGCTGAGCAATTAGGTAAAGATCTGGTTGAACTGGATGATATGGTCAACCGTCGCGAAGAATGGATGTGCTCTCAGGTTCTTTTCAGCGGCATGGTTGAAATCGTCGGTACTGGCGTAGAAGAAACAGTATATTTCTGGCCGGATAATGATGCTGATAAGCCATATCTTGAACTGACTGGTGATGACCTCTGGACATCGGCTGCATCTGATCCACTGGTCAATGTGCGCAACTGGAAGCGTAAGGTGTCATTAACATCTGGTTTTACCCCGCGCGTTGCAGTCATGGGGGCTAAAGTTGTTGATGCCTTCGTTGCAAACGAAGCTATCAGTAAGTACCTGGATAACCGCCGTAAGGAGTTAGGTAAGATTGAGCCTAAAGATCTGGAAGAGGGCGTTACATTTTACGGTACCATCGAAGGCGTTGATTTCTATGGCTACGATGAACTGGTTTACAACGACGTAAGCGGAAAAACAGAACCGTTGGTACCTGAAGATAAAATTCTTCTCGGTGCGCCGGGACGCGGTGAAATGCTCTATGGGGCGGTTGTACTGGCCGATGAAGCGGAAAAAAGCTTCACGCTGGTGGAATCACCTCGTGTTCCCGATACCTGGGTAAGCCGAAAACCAGAAGGACGTTTTGTCGCGATGAAGTCCGCGCCGTTGCCTAACCCCGGCGTGGCGGATGCTTATCTGGTTGCTAAGGTGGTGTAAATGGCCCGTTTAGTTAAAAACATCGATACCCGTCAATACGGCTCGCTTAAAGCGGGCCGTTTGCTTGATGGGGTTTTGCCAGAATCAAAAATTGCTGAGCTAATCGCTTCAGGTCATGCTAAAGCGACTGATGGCGATGAACCCCTCACTGATACCGGAAAAAACGCTGAGAACGCCGCTGAAGCGTTTGAAATGGCATTCAAGCGGGGTTATCGGCATGGTTATGCTGCTGCGGTAAATGATGCTGTTGATGAGGGGCTAATCAGCGCGGAAGAGGCTGGCACTTGTATTTTCAATGTTAGCGAGATCGATACAGATATCGCTAGCACGAATATCAATACAGGTGTTTCTGGTGGAGATAACACCAATTCTTCCGATAGCGTTGCAGAGGAAGGCATAAAGCCAGAAAAGAACCAGGCTAAGGCTTCTGCGAAGGAAAAAAATCAAAGGCGTAACATTCGATGAACTCTTTTAAAGAGATAATGGCGCAGGATATTTCTGCGGTATTTATGAATGAGAAAGAGTTTGCTGACATCTACAACATTGACGGCAAGGACATCCTTGCCGTTCTGGATACAGACCTCGTTCACGAACGTAATAAGCGCTCATATGCTGAGTTTGCTGAGGGTGTAAATCAGGGGCAAATAACGCTATTTGCTTCGCGTAATGATTTTACTCACGTTTCTGTTAAGGACCAGTTAATGGTTATTAACGGTCGTAGCTATGTTGTGAATGAGGCCGCAGATAATTCAGGAGTGTTAGAAATAACTCTGACTATCAATACGAACAGAGGTATGCCAATTTGAGCAATCTGTTGATTGATGCAATAAAAAGTCGGTTAGAGAAAGAGATTTGCCCTAACCTGTTGATACAGGGGCCTTCAGAGGATGAGAGGGATACAGACGTTAAGTTGTATGTTCCCACTATCTTCAAAGGTTTTTTACCACCAAAATCAGCCCCAGACCCAAATAAACCTCCAGAGTTTCCGCACATTATAATCCGTCCCACAGAAGGGGGAATGCAGCCTGACATGGATACTGTTCGGGTGAAATTCCTGCTGGGTGGTTTTTGTGAAGATCCAACCGGATATGAATGGTTAATGATTGTTCTTGGCCGAATGGCTAAGGATTTTCAGGAAAACCCTGTTCTGGATATGCAGTATGAATTTCAGAACGATATCCACTGGAAGTTGTTCGATGATCAGCCATATCCTTTTTGGGTAATGGAGGCGATTGGTTCCTGGTCAGTAATTAAACCTCAAAATACTCAATTTCAGGACGATCTCTAATGACTACTGAGAAAAAAACCGCGAAAGCGGCGGGCGCGGCTACGCCAAAAAAAGAAAATATCCCGACATTAATTTATATCGGGCCAACAATTCCTCAAATTTCATTGCTGAAGCACAGAATATATCGGAATGGTTTGTCGGTGGAGTGTGAAAAGCTGATAAGCGTTATTCCAGGTGCTAAACAACTCTTTGTTACTACTGCTGATTTTGCTGATGCAGAAAAGCGGCTTAGCGATAAAACCAGTGTTGAAGCTGTGATGTATTCGCGTGTTTTTGCAGCGATGAAGGAGATTAATTAATGGGCTACCGTCACGGTATTTATACATCTGAAATACCTACTTCAATTACACCTCCAGTAAACGTTAGTGCGGGGTTAATTGTTGCGTTTGGTACTTCTCCAGTAAACCAGCTTGATAATCCATCATCTGCGGTTAATAAACCGGTTATTGCATACACCTATGCCGAAGCCGTTTCAAAGATAGGTTTCAGCACTAACTTTGAAAAATATACTTTGAGCGAAGTGATTAAGGTCGCTTTTGGTATCTATGGCGTGGCTCCGGTTGTGTTTATCAATGTACTGGACCCGACAAAACACAAAGCAGACGTTGTCGATGAAGCCGTCAAACTTTCAGGCGGTAAGGCAACGCTGGCTAAGGATGGGGTTCTCTACGACTCTGTTGTTGTAAAAAGTGCTGCGCCCGATGCGGCCGTTCTTGTTGTTGATACCGACTATATTCTTGCTCTTGATGACGATGGGTATACGGTCATTACCGCAATCACTGGTGGGGCTATCAAGGATAAAGATGCAGCGCTAACCGTAAGTTATACACACCTTGATCCTGATGCAGTGACCAAAGATGACATTATCGGTGGTGTTGATCTTAACACCAAGTTAAGTACCGGCCTTGAGCTGCTTGCTGACGTTTACCCGCGCTTTAAACTGGTTCCCGGCCAGGTGATTGCGCCTGGATTTAGTACGGACAGTGAAGTTGGCCAGTTAATGGCGACTAAATCCGCGATGATAAGCGAGCTGTTCAAAGCTGAAGCGTTAACTGACGCCCCAACCGATGCGGCGATAATCAGTGATTACTCAGCGGTACCGGAATGGAAGCAGAACAATAACCAGCTCGCCGCGAACCAGACTGTATGTTGGCCGATGGTGAAGCTGGGAGACACCATTTATTACCACTCCACTCATCTGGCAGCTGCAACATGTCTGATGGACAGTAAAAACGGTGATGTTCCTTCACGTTCTCCGTCGAATATCACATTGCAAATGGATGGTGCTGTTCGTAAAGATGGCTCAGAGGTTTGGTTGAATAACAGTCAGGCCAACTATCTGAACGGTCAGGGGATCGTAACCAGCCTTAATTTTGATGGCTGGAAATCCTGGGGAAACCGCACCGCAATTTATCCAAAAAATACAGACCCGAAAGACGCGTTTCGTGTCGGGCGCCGAATGTTTAACTGGACAGGGAATACGCTAATTTTGACACACTGGTCAAAAATAGATGACCCTGCTAACCGACGGCTTATTGAGTCAGTCGTTACCAGCGCTAATATCTGGTTTAACGGTCTTACCGGGAATCAGGACATTGCTGGCGGTAAGGTCGAATTTAATCAGGCTGAAAATCCGACGACGGCGTTGATGGATGGGATCGTTAAATTCCATGTGAAATTTACTCCATACTCTCCGGCGCGAGATATAGAGTTTATTATGGAATATAACCCTGACTATTTATTGAATCTGTTTGGCTCAGCTAATTAACAGGGGGTTGTTTTGAGTAATCAAATTCCAGAACGTTTAATTAACTTCACCGTTTATGGTGAAGGTAGCCGTATTATTGGCATAGCTGATGCTAAATTACCGTCCATTGAAATGATGACAGAAACAGTTTCAGGTGCCGGAATTGCAGGTGAAATTGAAACCGGGACGCTCGGACACTTCAAATCAATGAGTGTTTCGCTGAAATGGCGAACATTAACAGCTGATGGTACAAACCTGTTTCTTTCTTCATCGCATCAGGTGGATTTCAGGGGGAGTCAGCAGGTCTACGATGCGGGAACCGGTAAATATAAAACCGTACCAATCCGCGCTTCAATGAAGCTGAATCCTAAGAAATTAGATCTTGGTTCGTTACAGGTATCAAAAGCGACTGATACTGAAAATGAATTTGAGGTTCTGTATCTCAAATTATTTATTAACGGAAAGGAAGTTCTTGAAATAGATAAGTTGAACTATATCTGCATCTTTAATGGCGAAGATATCCTTCAGACTGTTCGTGATGATTTAGGGCTCTAAGGGGATAAGATGGAAATTATTGAATTAAGTAAAGAGTATCGTTTTGAAGATTATGAACCAACGTCAAAAATAGTTCTTAACCTGGACGAGTTGAAGGGGGCGGATATTTTAGAAGTGACTGACGTATTACAGGCTCAGGGGCATGTTTCTGCTTCAGCTGCATTAGATAATAAAGTCCAGGCTGCGTTAGCTGCTCGCTGTCTGGATCGTCCGGTTGAGTATATTAACGGCTTGCCAGCGCGTGACTTCGTGAAAATCTGCCAGAGGGTACAAAGTTTTTTGCTGGCGTAGGGTTCGATCCACGCACCCCAATGGATAAGCAAGTCATGAGGGCCGCTCGTTCCCTCTCTCAATCAGAACAATTCACACCGATTTCATACTGGCTCTCGCTTCGGCTGAGTCGCCTTATCGCCTGGATTGAGCTGTTTAATGAGGATAATAAATAATGGCCAGTAATAAGAACTTTCAGCTGGCTTTTGATTTTCAATTTTTCTGCATTACACGACAAAAAATAATCAT